CAAGAGCTAAGGAGCAACGAACATGGCAAAGAACATCGACATCGGTATCGCGCGCGTCGTCACCTCCAAGCTGCGCGAGCGCGGCCTCTCCGAGAAGTCGGCGGCGGCTCTCGCCAAGCTCAAGGCAACCGCCGCCCGCAAGGCGTTCGACGCCGCCTTCGTGGCGGCACCCGGCCATCACAGCGAAGGGGCGTTCGACGACGCCTTCCAGGCCGTCAAGACCTGGGCCGCGTCCGTCGCGATCTAAGCGCCGTCGCGAGCCTAGCTAGGCGCGGGTCCAGGCCAGGGCCGCGAACGTGTCCGGTCCCACGATCCCATCGACCGTGAGCCCGTGCATCGCCTGCACGGCCTTGACGGCATGCTCGGTCGCAGGCCCGAACACGCCGTCGATGGTCGTGCCCACGCGGCGCTGCACCCACGTGACGATGCCGCCCTGGTCGCCCCGCCGCACGACGTGGAAGCGGTTCAGGTCGCACGTCGAAGAGAAACCCGGCACCCCGCGCGCGTCCCCCTGGTACTGGTAGATCCACCAGTACGTGGCATCCCCGAACTCGGGGATCGTCGTCGGCTGGTACGCGGGGGCGCCGTCGAGGTGCGCGGGCGCGTTGATCGCCCACGGCCACGGCTTGGCGAGCCACAGCGGCGAGGAGATCAGCGCCCCGGCCGCGTGCCCCGCCAGGTTTTCCTGCCACACGCGGTTCGAGGTGTACATGCCCGGCCAGGCCCCGAAGTGCGCCGCCAGCACGTTCGCCGCGCGCATGACCCAGTCATACATCGCGTCGGGCGAGAGCGTGTCGGACGCCTCTTCCACGTCGATCATCGGCACGAAGTCCTGGTACGGTAGCAGGCCCACGTAGTCGCAGTACGCCTGGGCCTGCGCCTCGGGCGTGGGCGTGGTGGTGCCCGTCTTGGCGAAGCACAGGAACAGGTAGGCACCCCGCTTGAGCCCGGCGGCGCGGATCGCGTCCTTGTCGCGCGCCCAGCACGGGTCGCGGTAAGGCTCCAGGCGATCGTTGAACCCGCGCCCGTAGATGGCGCGGACGATCGCGAACCGGACGCCTGCGGCGCGGGCCTGGGGGAACCCCGGCGCGACGTTCTGGTCTACCGAGGCGTAATCAACACCGATGATCTCAGCCATGCGACGGCGATGGTATCATGGCCCCATGAAGCGCCCGCTGAAGGAAGCCGCCGACCCCTGCGCCTGGCCCGCCCGCGCCAAGGGCGTCTCGCCACCCAAGCTGATGGAGCTACCCGAGCGCGTCATCGGCTGCACCTACGCGGCGCACGGCCACTCCTCGGCGCGGTCAAAGGAAGGCCCCGAAGGTCGCTCGGCGCTATCGGTGCATCCATCCGTCAGCAACAAGACGACGCTGTTCAACGTCCACGCGCCCGTGTTGTTCCACGACGCCAAGCTCATCGTCAGCCAAGCCGCCGCCAGGGCCAGCGCCAAAACGGGCAAGGTGGAGCAGGTGATAACGTGGCCGAAGAAGCGCGCCTGCGTGCAGGACGCCGACTGCAACAGCGACAAGCAGGAGACGTGTAAGCGCCCTAAAGGCAAGCTCAAGGGCAAGTGCGCGTCCGCGCGACGAGTCAAGGCGCCCATGGGTTACGTCGTCGGCAAGGTCGCGCCCGACGACGGCGTGGCCCGCGCCCGCAACATCGCGTTCTGGCCCGGCGAGCTACGCGACGGCACCTGGATCTCGGCCAAGTTCGTCGAGACGACCTGCCCCGACTTCCCCAAGAATCAGGCGGCGTGCCCGGCGGTCACGTCCGCCAAGATCGTGCGGTTCTTCCCCAACTTCGCGGACGGGAAGTCCCCGCAGCCGTTCAGCGTGACGCTCGAAGGCGACAAGCGGCGCCGCAAGCGCCGCCGGTAGTGTACCGTTCAGGCATGGCACGCAAGCAGACCGTCAAGCGCAAGCGCAAGCACAAGCACCTGCACCTGGGCGACTACCGTAACGAACTGCCGGTGTCCGAGCGGGCGCCGAAGTGGGGGTACACGACGTATGCTTCACCCGGCAAGGTCGCCAGCGTCACCACGGTCGCCAAGGCGCTGGGCGTCGAGCCCAAGCGCATGCGCGAGTCCTGCGAGGCGTATGGGCGCCAAGTCGAGTGCTACCGCTCCGCGCCCTCGCTGGATGGCCTAGAGGAGCTGTCCGCCAAGCTCCGCAAGGCCAAGATCAAGCACAAGGTGCAAGAGATGACGGAAAAACAGAACGGGCGCCTGATGATCCCCGTGACGTACTTCAAGGCATGGCACTGGGACGAGTAGCCGCTACGGCACGCTGAAGTACGTTTCCATCGGGTCGGTCGTCTCGTAGGCCTTGTCCTCGGCTGACAGACCCTCGAAGTACACTCGGTTCTGCGCCGCCGTGTAGATCGCGAACCGCCGGTACGCCAGCGGCATGTCCGCCCCCTGCGCCTCCAGGGCGTTGCGGATGTCGTTGTGTAGCTCGCGCTCGGCCTTGACCAGCCATTCCTCCAACGGCCCGTAGGTCAGCGTGTGCTTGCGGCAGTACAGGTACCGCTCCCACGCGGCCCGCTCGCTCGTGGGGAACGTGCCGAGGTTGTGCCCGTCCGAGGCCATCGCGCGGTAGCCCTTGCCGTTGGCGTACACGCCGACGAAGCCCGACTTGGTCTTGGGGCTGCGGTGGAGCAGGGCCAGGTCCATGCCCGGTACGTCCGCGCCCATGAGCCGGAACGCCTGGTCGAACTCCCAGCCCAACTGGGCGATGTCGCCGCTCTCGATCATCGCTTCGAGCTTCACGAGTAACCAATTCAACGCCCAGCGTTGATCCGTTTTCATAAACTCCGCGACCTTTCCCAGAAACTCGCGGAGTTTCGCGGGTAGCTCGACCCGAACCTCAGGTTTCAGATCCCGAACGCGCTTAGACATGCCTGTAGGTACTGCATAACGCCCTCTGTAACAAGCGTAGGCTCCGGCCGTTCTCCGAGGTTGAACGCCGTTCCGCTTTTTTCCGCACCACGGTCCGCGAACTTGGCCGAAATTGACGCGGCGCACGGTGGAATGTCCCCCCTGAAAAAAGCATTTTGAAAACCCAGCAGAGGCAACGAAACTGTACTTTCCGTTATCAGAAAGTACACAAAAGGCTTCCAAGGGAGCTTTGAAAACTTCGGTTTCGAGGGGGGACATTCCACCGTGCAGCGCGTCAAAACGCTGCAACCTCGCGAACCCTCGTCCGCGACGGCTCCGCGCGTGGTTCCGACAGCCGCACCCGGCCAGGACCGCCTCCGCGTTTTATCAACGGGGGTGAAGTGAATGTAATCGAGAGCTTGCAGACCGCCCGCGTAAACCAAGACCACATGGTTTACGCGGTTTCCAGGTCAGCGGTGCATGCCCCACAGCACGCCGACGGCCAGCCCGACCAGCAGCGCGCCCCCGGTCGTGGACTGGTGGTACCAGGCCAACTTTGGCCCGCCGCTCGACCCGCCGCCGCCACCACCGCCACCGCCCGTCACAGCCTCCATCGCCGTGAACGTCTCGGGTCGCCTGAACGCATCCCGCGCGCGGATGGCTAGGTTCTGGAGCCCGGTGCGGGTCGCGGTATCGTACTTCGAGGCTCCCAGGCGTTCGATGTAGTCATCGAACAGGCGCCGGTTGACCAGGAACTCCTGCGTCCACGACGTGGGCCAGGGCATGGACACCAGCATCGTGAGGAGCTTGCGCTGGACGTTCGGGTTGGGATCGTTGAGGAGGGCGTAGGCGACGGCGTAAGCGCCTTTACTCGGTGACCCGACCCACGGGGTCAGGCCACGCCGATCGTTGGGCGTCGTTATCCATCCATCGAAAGCGGTGATCCGGTCAAGCATTACCTCGCGCAAAGGGCGCTTGTCAGCCTGGAGGCGCGTCCATTCGGCCTGGCGGGCGCGCGTGTACAGATCGGTGTTGCGGGATCCTTCAAAGTCGAAGCCTCGGGGCCACTCCTCCGCAAGCTGTTTGTTGAGCCACTTATCGGTGGACCAATCGGTACTGAGCATCAGCTCGAACATGCCCATCGCCGCGAAGTCGCGCGGGTTCGCGCCCTGCCCCAGGAAGCCGGGGATCTGGGTCAGGCTCTCGATGGCCTTCCGCGCCGCGAAGAAGTCGTCGAGGGTCGGCGTCGTGATAGGGAACCCGTTCGCCTTCACACGGAACGCCTCGATGGTCGCTAGGTTTTGCTGCGGAGTCGGCATACGCCTGAGCCTACCACCGCGTGGTACGGTCACGCATGAACTCGCCCGCACTCCAGCGCGCCCTGGTCGCCGCCGCCGTAGGCGCGGCCATCGAGTACCCGCTCAGTCAGCGGTTCCCGACCGTGCCCTCGACCGGCACGCTGCCCCGGATGGCGATCGTCGGCGCGCTCGTGTTCGTCGCCGTGCTCGCAGCGGACGCCGTCACCAAGCGTTAGTCGCGACCGCGCGAATGCCTCGGGCTAGTCGCAGCGGACGTGGCGGTCACCGACCACGCGCGGGTGGGCGCAGTACAGCCGCCCGCGCAGGGTGCCCGGTCGCGCGGGCGCGTCGTTCTCCAGGCCGACGAGCGGACGCTGGCACGCGAACGCGCCGATCGGGTGCCGCGTCGCGTGCGTGCGGATGCCCTCGGACAGGTGCCACCCCACGGGGCACCAGGCCCGCGTCGGGCGGGTCACTGTGCCGACGAGTGAGATCGCCAGCGTCGCGAGCGCCGCGAGCACCGTCTCGATCACCGCCTCGCCCGCTTGCGCGGCTTGGCCTTGGGCTTGGCCTTGGCCTTGACCTTGGCCTTGGCCTTGGGCTTCGGCTTGCGTTGCAGCGCACGCGCGACCGGCCCCGTCAGCCCGTGCAGGATCTGGTTGAGCGCCTCCGAGTGCAGCACGAGCGTGTGCGCCAGCCCCTCGGTGAGGGCGACGAGGTAGGCGACAACGTCGTTGAACGCGGCCTCGTCGGCTTCATCGTTAGCCTCGGGCGGGGCGTCACGCGGATCGTAAATATCACGCAGCGGCATGACCTCCCCCGAGGGCAACGTGATGGTCGTTTCCGGCGGGATGGGCGTGGGCGCGAGCGCCTCGGGCAGGCGGGTCAGCACGGGCAGGTCGGTTGCATCGATCATGGTCAGCGGTCCTTCGTGTAGAGCAAGGTGTAGGTGGTCGCGGTGGTGCGACCCTTGAGCGTCTCGAACTGGGTGTCGGTCACGTCCGCCGCGACCAGGGGCGGCTTGTCGCGCCACGCGGTGCGGACGGAGTTCTCGCGGGCGGCTTCGATCGCGACGACCTCGGAGGGTTCGTTACCCTCAGCCACCCACGCCGTCAACGCCTCGCGCGCGGCCTCGGGGCTCTCCGCGACGACGTACATGTCGAAGTTCACGATCACGTTGTAGAGCTTCATGGCTTCACCTTGGGGAGGCTGTATGCGGCCTGGTAGAGGCCGCGCGTCCAGGCCGTGACGAACGCGCGGCGCAGGGGATCGTGGAGGTTGCCGCGCAGGTTCGGGCCGGTGCCGATGGCGTCGTGGCAGCGCCACGTCCGCACGGCCACGCTCGTCGGGCCGAGTTCCTCGTCGGTCAGCCGCAGCAGCACGGGCAAGAGCCAGGCGTTGTAGACGTGCCCGCCGCCGTCGCTGTTGGCGATCAGCATCTGGAGGCATCGCAGGGCGACGTAGTAGACCGGGCCGGTGCCGTAGGCCAGCGCCGCGAGCCGCCCGGCTTCGTCATAGACCTCGGACGTGACGATGCGCTGGCTGCACAGCAGCCGCATCGGATCGCGGAACCCCGCGTGCCGGTCGGTCAGCTCCGCGATCTCGCGCGCAAGCTCGACGGCGTGCCAGCCGTTGTTCCAGGGCAGGCGCAGCCAGCCGTGGGGGTCGTCGTCGTGGACGTTGGTCGCGAGCGCCTCGGCTAGCTCGATCAGGGAGCGGTCGGGCAGCGTCCGGGGGCGAGCGCGACGCGGCGGCTTCCGGGTCGTGTGGGGCACGCCCTAACTTCTACACGGTGGGTCTGACAGTGGTACGCTCCAGGGCATGCTCCTCTACGGCCTTGGGCTGAACCCCGCCATGATGCAGAACGTGAACCCGCAGGTGCGCCAGCAAGGCGAGGACGGTGGGTTTCAGGTGAGCCGTGACCCCGGCAAGGTGATGCTGAAGCTGACGGCCTATGATATGTGCCTCAAGGCGCACCTTCAGGCGCGGTGCGGCGGGGCCAGGGACATCGTCGAGGCGAAGGCGCGGTGTGACGCGAACACCCCGCCGCCGACGTGTGGTGGCGGCGAGGGCGAGGGCGAGGGCGGCGGCGGCGGCGGCGACGGCGGCGCGGAGCAGGGCTTCTTCGCCAAGCACAAGACCAAGCTCGTGATCGGCGGCGGGCTGATCGCGGCGTACCTCGTCCTGCGTCGCTAGACCAGTTCGAGCAGCGGCGGCTCGTAGGCGGCACCGGGCTCGGCCCCACCGTCCACGACGGTCAAGGCGTTGAGCGGTTCAAACTCGTAGTATTTCTGGCCCTCGCGGATCGTCATCTTGACCTTGAAGGCGCGCTCGACGTGGGGTGACCGGACCTTCTGCGCGAGCACGCGGGGCGACTTGTAGAACGTCGCGCCCAGCATCGGCGCGAGCGCGTCCAGGTCGCTGAACAGCTTCTGCACCGTGACCGGGCGGCGGGCGTTCTTCTTGACCCAGTGCTCCAGCAACTGCACCAGCGGGTCGTCCTCGTTGATGAACGTGTCCCGCTCGTGCGCGATCGACGCCATCAGGTCGTCGATCGTGGTGGCAGGCCACCCGAGCACGGCGCTCACCGCCCGCGCGAACCGCGCGTAGTCGGCCATGCGCGCCGTCTCGTTACGCTCCATCACGTCGCCGTGCGTTCGCATGTAGGCGATGATCTGGTTGACGTACCACAGGTACTCGCCCAGCAGCGCCTCACGCTGGGCGAGCACGTCCTGGCGCAACGTCTCGAACGCCGTGAAGTTCGCGCGGCGCTCCAGGCGCATGATCAGGCAGCGATCGGCCACGTCCTCGCGCCGGAACGAGGCGGGGTTCTTCGACGCCACGGCGATGAAGGCGTGCGGCTTGATCACCACCTCCTCGCTGTTGGAGTAGAGCTTGCGCTTCACCCACTGCCCGCTGGTGGTGTACGCGCACACGGCATCCGGCACCCACTCGATGTAGCTGTCCGTGTTGTCGAACACCGCGAGCGGCGACCGCAGCAGGATCACGCCGAAGTCATCTTCCTTGTTGCGCTGGAGGATCATCGGCTTGGACACGCCCATGAGCGCAAGCTGCATCAGCGCCACCGCCGCCGACTTGCCCGACCCTTGCGTCCCCTCCAAGATCAGCAGCGGCTTGGTCGGCATCAGGTCGGGGAACGCGAGCGCGAACAACCACACGATCATCGCCTGGCGTTGGGCCTCGGGCGTCATGCCCGACAGCCCGCTCTCCGCGAAGTTCAGGTCGGTGAGCAGGTCGAGCAAGATCCCGTGGTGGCGGATCTGCGGCTCGCACGAGACGCCGCCGTCATCGTTGATGAAGAACACGTCGTCGGTGCCGTTATCGACGAGCATCGGCGTGCCGCCGTCGAGCCGCCACATGCGGCCCTGGTAGTTCGTCAGGTAGCCGACGTGCGCCCGCACGTCATAGACCGCGAACCGCCGGGGGTCGTTCTCGATCGCGTGCGCCAGGGCGTAGTTCCGAAAGCTATCAAAGATGTACCGCCCGAACGTGTCCGTGAACGTGATGCCGTAGACCTGGGTGACGTAGGCGACCAGTTGCTCGGCCTCGCGCACGGTGTTGGGGAACGTGACGAGTTGGCGGGTCGCGCCCAGGTAGGCGTAGAGCGTGCCGTCGGCGGTGTGCAAGAACGCCGTGCCCATCTTTGTCTCGGCCTTGAGGATGTACGTCCACACGTCGAGCGCGGTATCGCGCGGGCTCTTCCCCTTCACCTTGGCCCGCACGATCGACGAGATCCGTAGGCGGTGGATGGCGCATACGTCGGGCGAGACGAGCATGAGCGCGGCACGCTAGCACGCGGGTCTGTCAGGCCCCGCTGGTAGGGTGTGCCCGTGAGCATCGCCGCGCTGTCGCACCGTCCCGGCTGGTACACCGCCCCGCTGGGCGAACTCCAGGCCATCGCGGGCAAGGTGCCGGGGCTGACGTTGGGTACGGGCGGGATCGTGACCTTGCACCAGAGCCACCTGCCCCTGCTCCCCGAGCACCCCGACGCCGCGCGCCACCTCCTGCATCCGGTACCTCACGACTGGGCGCGACGCGACGCGGCGACGCGCGACCGGGGGTTCACGTTGCGCCCCGCGCAGCACGCGGCGGTGGACTTCATCACGCGCCGCCGGGGCACGCTCCTGGGCGACGACATGCGCGTGGGCAAAGCGAACCGCCACGGGACACCCATCTTGACACCGACGGGATGGTGCCCTGTCGAGGATCTCGTCGTCGGTGACCAAGTCATCGGCGCGAACGGCCAGCCCTGCAACATTACGGGCGTGTTCCCGCGTGGCGAGCTGCCCATGTTTCGCGTGACGTTCTCGGACGGCACCAGCACCGTCGTCGATGGCGAGCACCTCTGGGCCGCGTGGACCCACAACAACTTTCATCGAGGTAAGCCTCACGAGGTCGTCAATACCGCGCATCTGCGGGCCACGCTCAACCGGAAGTGGCGGATCCCGCTGGTCGAGCCCATCGCGTTCCCCGAACGTGCGCTACCGCTCGACCCGTACCTGTTGGGGGTGTTGCTCGGGGATGGCGCGCTCTCGAACAGCGTGCAATTCGTGCCCGGCGACGAGGTCGTGCCCGCCGAGGTCGCCAAGGTGTTGCCACCGGGCGTGCGGTTGACACGCGGGGCGGTCGTAGGGGCCAAGGCGACGGCGTGGAGCATCGCGGGTTTGACCCACCCCAGCAATCCTGTGCTCACCGCGTTGCGCGGGCTCGGCTTGATGGGCAAGCGCAGTTGGGAGAAATTCGTCCCCGAAGCGTACCTGTTCGCGAGCCCGGCGCAACGGCTCGCGCTGCTTCAGGGGTTGATGGACACCGACGGCGAACTATCCGCCCGGTGCCAAGCCAAGGCCAGTCAACTTCTTCAATTTTCGTCCTCGTCCGAGGCTTTGGTGCAAGCCGTCAAGTTCCTCGTTGAGAGTTTTGGGGGGTCGGTGCGCGCAGGGTATCGGGCCACGCCCAAGTACACCTACCTGGGCGAGCAGCGCACGGGGCGCCCAAGCTGGCGCCTGACCATCAACATGCCGCCGGGGATATCCCCGTTTCGCGCACGCCAGGGGTGGGTGTCTCGCGCGAAGTTTCATCCGGCGCGCATCATCCGCAGCATCGAACCCGAGGGCACCGCCCCGGCCACCTGCATCTCGGTGAGCGCGCCCGACCAGCTTTACGTCGTCGAGCACTGTCTCGTCACGCACAACACGCTCTCAGCCATCATAAGTCATGATCCCGCGACGGGGCCGCTGCTCGTCATCTGCCCGGCGATGGTCCGCTCGGTGTGGATCGGCTGGCTCGCGCGCGTGTTCCCAGGCGTCCCCGTCGGGATCATGATGGGCCGGAAGTTCGACGCGACGCAAGTGCAGCAGCCGTTGATCGTCGGCCACTACGACATCCTGCCGTTCTGGGAGACGGCGCGACCGTTCGGCACCGTGGTCTTCGACGAGGCTCACTGGCTCGCGAACCCGCGCACCCGGCGCACGATGGCGGCGGTGCTGGTCGCCAACCGCGCGCACCGCGTGATCGCGGCGACGGGCACGCCGATCTGGAACATGCCGCCGGGGCTGTGGTCGGTCCTGGGCCTGATCGCGCCAGGGGCCTGGGGGAGCTTCCACGAGTTCGCGCAGCGGTACGGCAACCCCGAGCCCACCGCCTACGGCACGGTGTACACCGGCATCTCCAACGAGCACGAGCTACGCGCGCGGCTCGCGGAGGTCATGATCCGGCGCCGCTGGGCGGACGTGCAGGCGGGCCTGCCCCCGATCTCCCGCAACGTGATCCTGACCGCCATCGACACCAAGACCCGGCGCCAGCTTGACGTGGCCGCGACCGCGATCAGCGACGGCAAGGGCAGCACCATCGGCCTGCTCGCGCGTTACCGCGAGCACACCAGCATGCTCAAGCTCGCCACCACGGTCACCGAGGCGCGCACGATGCTCGACCGGGGCGAGCCCGTGGTCGTGTGGACCTGGCACGTCGCCCTCGCCAACGCCCTCGCCGCCGAGCTAGGCGACCGCGCACGCCTGCTGACCGGCGAGGTGCCACCGCGCACGCGGGATCAGCTCGTGGACGCCTGGCGCGGCGACGCGCCCGCGTCGGCGCTGGTCTGCACGATGGCGGTGGCGCAGGTCGGCCTCGATTTCTCCCACGCGCGCCTCGCGATCTTCGCGGAGTGTGACTACACCCCCGCGACGATGGCGCAGGCCGAGATGCGGACGTTCGCGCCCACCCGCCCGATGAACGTCACCTACGTCGTGGCCGACCACATGGTCGATCAGCGCGTCGTGTTGGCGCTGGTCAAGAAGCTGGACGCCACGTTGCCCCTGAGCCTGGAGTCCGCCGCCGGGGCGATCTCCGTGCTTCAGGAGGCGTTGCGCGGCCCCGTCGAAACGCCCGACATGGATCGGCTTCTTGCTGCGTTGCTCGACGACTAGCCCTACGATGCCGGGCTGTGCGCTTGGCTCACCTGAAGATCCGATCCTCGTGGTACGTGCTCGCGGGCGTGATCTATCGGGGCGTGCAACCGGCGGTCACGCCCCGGCCCCCGTCGTCGCGGCGCATGTACCGTTGCGGCGCGTGCCACGGGCTCGGCCACAACGTGAAGTCCTGCCGCACGCACCTGGGCGCCGCACGCTAGCGTCGGTTGTCAGACCCTCTTGGTAGGGTCGCCGCATGCCTGCTTGTTTCTTGTGCGGCGACCCGCTGACCCCGGCGGCGGCGGGCCGCTTCGCGCACCCCCAGGTCGCCTACTGCAACGTCAAGGCGACCGACAGCTACGGCATCGCCGTCGATGCGCCGGTCCCCGAGGCTCCCCTGGCGCAGGCGTTCCTGCTGTCCGTCTTCGCGCCCGTCGATGCCGCCCTGCCCGAGGTGTTCGCCGCTGCGGGCGTGCCCCGGCTGGGCGGACAATCGACCGGGCGCGGCTGGTCGAGCTTCGCCCTGTTCCAGCGATGCCCCTACGCCTGGCAGCGGCGGTACGTCACGCCCGCCACGCCCGGCGCGGTGATGGAGTCGCCCGCCCTCGCGGTCGGCACGCTCCTGCACACCTACCTGGCCGTCACCTACCAGCGCCTGATCGACCCGGCGTACCCGCTGACGCCCGAGGGCGTCGATCAGGCGCTGCGCGCCGCCGGGTGCAACCCGACCTTCCTCGACACGGCCTGGCGCGTGTTCGACGGCTACCGCCTGCACTACACGCACGACGTGCTGACCCCGCTCGCGGTCGAGCACGATCTCGTCGATCCGCGCACGGGTGAATCGTGCCGCTACGACCTGATCGCCCACTTTCCCGACAGCGCCCACGGGCGCCCCGCCGGGACGTACATCGTCGAGCACAAGAGCGCGAGCCGGTTCGACGGCGACACCCTCGAAGGGTGGGCCAACGACGGCGAGGTCATCGGCCAGGTCATGCTCTGGCACAAGCTCAGGCTCGACCTGTTCTTTGGGCCGCTCCAGGGCGTGCTGATCAACCTCCTCGGCAAGCAACCCAAGAACCCCCAGTACCAGCGCGTGTGGGTCAAGCCCACGACGGCACAGGTCACCGCGCACCGCGACGACCTCGCCCGCTGGGAGGGGCTGATCCAACTCGCGCGCTCGACCGGCTCGTTCCCGCGCGCCCGCAACGGGTGCATCGGCCGCTATGGTCGGTGCCCGCACTTCGATCACTGCGCCACGGGCGAGTCCTGAAGGGAGCCTTGATTAATGGCAACTGAACTTCTCGGCCCCGAGCGGACAGCCGCGATAGCGACCATTCGCACGTCACACTACACGCACTCCGTACCATCGGGAAAGTCACACTATTTCAGGCACGGCGACGCCTTGGTAGTGTTTTCGATTCCCGCAAACCAATTCGTCGGGAAGTTTCTTTTCGGGGTTAAGCGAAATGTTTGGGAATTGTCACGCCTGTGGGCACCGGATGGGCATGAAAGGAACCTGCTAACGCGCGCCATCTCACGTTCGGTGCGGGCGTTAAAGCAACGCGAGCCAGGGGTCTGGGGGCTCGTGTCCTACGCTGACCCCAATGTCGGCCATGCGGGGTTTGTTTACCGGGCTGCTTCGTGGTTGGCCTGCGGTCAGGTCGAAGAGTCGCGGTACTACCGATCTGCTGACGGCACCGTAGTAAGCCGTCGAAAGTTTCACTCCGGGGGGGTCTGCATGACCAAAGCGCAGATTCTCGCAGCCGGGTATACGGAGACGAAACAGCCTGGGCGTCTTCGTTATTGCCTCCCGCTATCGTCTACGGCTCGTCGCGAGTTTCTGCGATGGTGGGCGAGCCCTGAGCGTCAGATCCACCACCCTTCACCGTCTGAGGTTTCATGCCCAACCCCTTCGATACCGGCATCCGCTTGACCGTCGTCGCGCCCACCGAGGGGCGTACCCGCTGCGACGTGGACGAGTTCGTCTTGTGCCCGACGAACGCGCGGGCCGACGAGTGGCAGCGCCTCGCGGAAACCGAGGCCCGCGAGCACCTCGCGACGCGCAAGCTGTTGGTCGAGGCCGAGGCTGCGCTCGCCGTGGCACGCCTGGCCTTGCGTAACCAGTCGTTTTTGGCGCGCGTCATCGAGCTTGAGGGCGCGTTCGATCGCATCGCCGTGCTCATGCGGTGCGAGCCCGAGAGCAACGGCGACCTGATCGAGGCGGTGCGGCTGCTCGTTGCGGAGCGCGACGAGGCGCGCGTGGCGCGGGATCAGGCCCAGGCGGCGGCACGGGCCGCGTTGACGCCGCTGTTCCAGCGGGCCTACGAGTTCCTGCGTGTGCGCGACGCGATGCAGGCGGACCGGGACTTCCTGGCTGCCGAGCAGGTCCGGCTGATCCAAGAGCGCGAGGCCCTGCGGCTGCTCGTCCAAGAGCGTGACGCCGAGCGCGACGCCGCCCGCGCCGAGGTCGAGCGGCTGCGATTGCTGCTCGACGAGCGGGGCTGGCGATGAAGGTGACCTGGGATCCCGGCGACGAGTCTGTGCTCGTTTCCGAACTGAGCAACGGCGGCTGGCTGCTGTTCACGCGAGCTAGCCTGGCGGTGAACAGGGCCGAGGCCGTCGCAGATCAGATCAGGTACGACGTGGTCGTGACGGGTGGGTTGCCCATCAAGTGGGATGAGCACGATCGCAGCTTCGGGTTGGCGCGTGCCGCGTTCGCGGACCCGTCGCAGATCGAGCTTGCGATGCACGCCCCTTCGTGGCGGATCACCGTGGCGGTTGCGTGCTACCTAGCCATGAAGGACCGCATCGACGCATGGGGTGGATGGACGGGTGAAGCTGACCATCTGCCGAGGCTGTACGATGCCCTGAGCCCCGCCGATCGCGCGATGGTTGCCGCCAGGTTGCGCGGCGAAGCCATCGTGGTGCCATGTGCAACCCCAAGCGACGCACCGTGACCAAGCTCTCACCGAAAGGAACGTGCTGTGACCGATACAGAGATCGACCTCGCCATCACCGACGCCGAGCAGAGCCTGACCTTCGTCGGGTCCGCCACCGTGCTCGCGCACACCGCCTTCGAGGTGCTGGAGCGCCTGCTCGCCGCCGCCAAGGCGCAGCGCGAGCGCCTCGACGACCACGACCTGTAGCCGTGTCAGACCCTGGTGGTAGCGTCAGCGGCGTCGTGCTGTTCTTCGATCTGCTCGCTGACCCCGCCTTCATGCCGTGCCGTGAGGAGCGGTGCCAGACCCTCGGGCTGCACCCCGCCCACGTCGTCCCGGTCGGGCGCGGGCGTCAGCCCAGGCGCTGCCCGGTCTGCAACGGCGCGATCGTTCGTGAACCTCGGAAGTACGCGCGCTGTACGCGGTGCGCGTGGAACCTGACCGTCCCCACCCGCACCCGCTAGGAACCCCATGAGAGAGATCAACCTCGACCCTCCCCCCGACGCTGCCCCCACCAACACGTTCCTGATCTACGGGGATAGCCGTTCGGGGAAGACCACCTTCGCGGGCTCGTTCCCGCGTCCGCTGTTCCTGTCCGACGCCACCGAGGGCGGCTGGGACTCGCTGATGAACCCGCCCGAGGACGGGCTGTTCGAGCCGGGCGTCAAGCCGCTGGTGTGGGCGATCGAAACCATGACCGACATGGCCGAGGCGATGGCGAAGGCCGCGCCGCTGATCGCGCAGGGCCGCGTCAAGACGATCGTGATCGACAGCCTGACGTTCTACACCGACCTGTACCTGGCGTCGTTGCTGCGGCTCCAGGGCAAGCCCGACATGCGCCAGGTCTACGGCACCCTCGGCAACCACCTGCGCGACCTGCGCGTGCAGATGCACGGCCTGGGCTGCAACATCGTGTGGCTCGCGCTCACCAAGCACCCGTCGGAAGACGACCCGATGGGCGGTCCCATGATCCCCGGTCAGCAGGCCGCGAAGTTCATGGCGGGCGTTCACTACGTGTTCCACGCGCGGACGCACCAGGAGAAGCGTGGGCAGGAGTTGCTGCCGATGCAGTTCCAGGTCCGCACGCGCAAGTTCATGAACTACATCGCGGGCAACCGGCTGGGCGCCCTGGCGGCGAGCCTGCCCGACCCGCTCGTGGGCACCTACGCGACCCTGCTCGACGCCCTCGGCTACGACATCGACGCCGTGCGCGGCAAGCCCGTGCCGCCGGTCGCGCCCGTGCGGGCGCCCGTCGTCGCGCGTGCGCCGATGCTCGCCCCGCCCCGCCGCGTGGTGCCCGCCGCACCCGCCAAGCCGCTTTGACAGACCCTCGGTGTAGGGTCTGACCGTCTCCGCAACCAACCTCGAAAAAGAAAGCCACGCACACCATGTCTCAGTTCAATGACTTCGACCTCGACATCGACCTTACCAACGTGCAGGACTGGGCCGGTACCGGCAACCAGCTTCCCGCCGTGCCGCCCGGCGACTACGTCGTGGACATCACCAACGTGGTGCGCGGCACCTCGAAGACGCAGAACCCGAAGATCGACGTGGACTTCAGCGTCGTCGATGGCGACCACGCGGGCCAGACGCTCAAGGGCATCTACTCGCTCAAGGATACGGCGGTCGGCCGCTTCAAGCGGCTCTGCCTCGCGACCGGCATGGCCGACTTCGCCCGCATCAAGGGCTCGGACCTGATGGGCGCGCGGATCCAGATCAGCGTGTTCCACGAGGAGGGCCAGGCGACCATCGGCGGGAACGGCCAGCCGCTGCCGTCGCGCACCTTCCTCAAGGTCGCCAACGAGCGTCCGCTCGACCTCGTCGAGGCGCCGCCCCCGCCGCCCCCGGCGATGCGTAAGCCCGCCGCTGGCGCTGTCCGCCGGGCCTAACCCAACCCCATCCCGAACCGCGCAGGGCACCGTCAAGGTGCCCTGTGTCGTTTTCGGTGGGCCAGGGCTGGGGTGGCGATCCTGATCGCGCCACTACCCGCCGATCCCTTGCCCGAGTTCTTGCGCTCGCGCAGGCCCCTCTCGTAGAACAGAGAGCGAGGCTCGCGCGTGAAGGCGCGGGTCTCTTCGACAGCAAGGGGTGACTGATGGAGATGGACCTGGATCCGTCGCGGCTCTGCCGTGACGATCGGTGCGAGCGCACCGAAGTACACCTGGCGCATGCGATCACGCACGCGCCGCCCGCACCGAAGACGCTGACCAAGAGCGTCAAGGAGCCGTGGCGCCGCCGCGACCCGCGTGCGCTCGACCACTGCATCGCCAAGGCGGTGTCGCAGACCTACCCGCGCCACATCGCGGCGATCGTCGAGGAGGTGCGCCAGGACTACGGCGCGTGCAACCTCCGCACGGTCCAGCGCCACCTCCAGCGCCTGGTGCAGCGCGGCCACCTGCTGCGGATCGACATCGGGCGCAGCCTGTATGCGTACCTGCGGCCCGGCTCGTCGATGGCCCACGAGCGCGCCCTGATGCTGACCCAGATCGAAGACCTGATCTTGGACATGCAAAGCGACCGCGCGTGAGGCGCGGCACCACCGAGGGCGCGGCCTGCGCCGACTGCCCGTTCAGCCTTGACGGCCAGCCCGCGCGCCCCGTGCTCGCGGAGATCCCCGACGCCCCGCGCTGGATCCTGGTCGGTGAGGGGCCGGGGCGCACGGAGACGTTCACCAACCGCCAGTTCTGCGGCGCGTTGCAACTCGTCGATAAGATGCTCGCCAAGGTCGGGCGCCGCCGCGACGACATCGTGCTGACGACCGCGTACCTGTGCCAGGCGACCGAGGGTGCCGATGAGGCCCAGCGCCACCGAGCGGCGGCGGCGTGCAAGGGGCGGCTGGCGCAGGAGCTAGCCGAGTTTCCCAAGATGCCGGTGTTGAGCCTGGGCGCGGTCGCGGCCAAGGCGTTGATCCCCCGCGACGTGATCGAAGCCATCGACCCGCCCAACGTCAGCAAGGCCAAGAAGCGGAGCCAGAAGGAGCGCCAGCGCGCCGAGGCCAAGGTGCTCGCCAAGGCGCTGCGCGTCGAGGAGCAGGCGACCGCCGCGCACGCACGGGCGCAGGCCAAGCAGGCCGCGCAGACCGCCACGCTCGCGGCCAAGCGCCTGGCGTGGCTGACCGACCGCGAGCGCACGCAGATCCGCGCCCGCCTGATGCGCCCCCTGCCGGGCCAGCCGTTCCGCGCCCGCAAGCCACCCCGCGCGCACGTCATCGACGAGTATTTCGGCCCGGTCAAGCCCCGGCTGGCGCAAGTGGCCTACGCCTGGGCCGTGCAGCAGTGGAAGGTCACGCAGCGGATGCTGCTGGCCGCTGACGCCCACGCGACGGCCAACCCGACGCCCGCGAAGGCCCGCAAGGCCGCGAAGGTCAAGCCCAAGACCTTCAAGCTCGCCAACGTGCTCTCGACCTGCCTCGAAGTGGACGCCGACGGGACCGGCGTGCTGCGCCCGCTCGTGCCGTCGATCCACCCGGCGACGTTGACCTCGGGCGGCGGCGCGTCGATCCGGGGCGCGCACACGCCCGACCTGGGGTTCATCAACCTGTACTACGACGCGGGCAAGGTCGATGGCCTGAGCCGGGGGCAAGACCTGTGGCTCAAGCTCAACGTCGAGGTCGAGTTCACCGACGCCGACCGTGCGGCGCAGTTGCTGGTGGACCTCCTCGACGAGGCGGTGGCCGAGGGCGAGGTCGCGCTCGATCTCGAAACCTACGTGGACGACCCGGAGCGCCACCACGCGCTCATGGCCTACATGGCGCGCATCCGCACGCTCGGGCTGGCGACGCAGGGCCGGGCGATCTCGGTGTGGTGGGACTTGCTCCCGCCGTGGGCGCTGTCCCGGCTGCAAGCCGTGCTCGGCAGCGAGCGCGTCACCAAGGTCTACCACAACGGGCTCTACGATCGCACCGTGCTGATGGGCAACGGCTACGCGCTCGCGGGGCCGTGGGAGGACACGCTGCTCGCGCACCACGCCGGGTTCCCCGGCTGCGCGCACAACCTCCAGACGGTCACGGCGCAGTTCTTCGCCGTCGCGCCGTGGAAGAGCACGTACAAGAACGCCGAGGAGAGCCCCGAGCGCCTCACGCGCTACAACGCGCAGGACACCGCCGCCACGCGGGCGCTGCGCCCGGCGCTCACGCTGCGCGTCCAGCGCACGCGCACCGAGCAGGTCTACGCGCTCGACAAGCGCATGTCCGAGATCGCGACGAAGATGCACCTCGTCGGCATGCCCGTGAGCCGGGAAGTCAACGCGGAGCTACGCCGCGTGTTCCTCGCCAACATCCGCCAGGCCAAGCAGGTCGTCGAAGCTGCCGCCGCCGACCCCACGATCCAAGAGGAGATCCGCCACCAGCTTGCGCTCGAAGAGGCGCGAACCCAGCGTCGGGGCGATCCCGACACGCACCGTGAGAGGTACGATCTACGCCTTGCCGCCCTTACACACCTCGTTGACACCAAGACCTGGCGCTGGAAGATCACCGCCGGGAAGCACATCGCTGCGCTGCTCCAAGCCGGTGGCGCCGGGCTTACGGCTACGTCCGGTGGTGGCGCGCTATCGACGAAGCGGGACGTGCTGGAGCAACTGACGCACGTCAAGGTGGTGCGCGACATCCTGGCGTACCGCGAGAACGAGAAGCTCTACGCGACGTTCGTTGGGCCGATCTTCGATCAGGAGCGCGACGGCGACGTGGTCTACGGTTACGCCGACGCGCGGCAGCGCATCCACCCGATCTGGTCGGTCCACAAGATCACCGGCCGCTGGGGGTCCGCCGAGCCCGTCGTCTCCAACGTCCCCAAGGACAAGTGGAAGACCGTCCCCGAGCCGCCGGGGCTCGTGTGGACGCCCGAGGGCGCGGGGTTCGTCGCCACCGACGCCCACGGCATCCCGTGGCGCAAGGACGCCAAGGGCAAGCTCGTCAAGCGGACGCGCCCCAACCTGCGCGCCCAGGTCGTCGCCCCGCCGGGCCGCGTGTTCGTCGGGTTCGACTTTTCGCAACTCGAAGCGCGGATCATCGCGCTGATCTCGGGCGACCCGTTCCTGTGCCAGGTGTTCGCGGACGGGCTCGACATCCACCGCGAGTGCGCGCGGGTGGTGTTCCCGTCGTTCGACACGATGGGCAAGGACGAGCAGAAGATGGCGCGCGACCAGACCAAACCTTTAGAGTACGGGGCGTTCTACGGCGGCTCCGTCGAGACGCTGTGGCGCACCATCGTCAAGGAGCGGCCCCAGGCCAAGCTCGCGGACATCGCGGCGGCGGTGGGCTCGCTCATGGGCAAGATGAGCGGCGTGGTCGCGTGGCAGCGCCTGACCGTCGCGCGGGCGAGCCAGCCGCCCTACGAGATCCGCGAGTTCCTGTACGGGCGCACCCGCACGTTCCCGCTCGGGCAGGTCGAGCCCACCGAGGCGATGAACTTTGGCGTCCAAGCCGCCGCCGCGTCGATCATGAACACCGGCATGGAGCGCATGGACCGCGCGCTCGATGGCTACAAGCAAGCCTACGCCATCGCCCAGATCCACGACGCGGCGGTGTTCGAGTGCTGGGAGGACGACGCCGACGCGCTCCAGGCGGACGTGATCCGGTGCTTCACCCAGGAGTACGAGCGCGACGGGCGGACCATCCCGTTCCCCGTCGAGGTCAAGGTCGGGAAGTCCTGGGCCGAGGTCTGACCGATCAGCGGCGCGGCTCGACGCGACACCACCGCATGACCACGGCGTGGGCGTTCACCCACTGCTTGCTGTGATCCTTGTGCAGCGGAAGCGAGTCGCGGTGCGCGGCGGCGTTGCCCAGCGCGTACATCGCCAGGTCACAGCGCCCCTGTTTCGCGGAGTTGACGGCGCGCGTGAGCGCGCTGGCGTGCTCAAGGGCGTGTTCCGATGCAGGTCCGCGTAGGCTGCGCTTCTTCATGCGCCCTAAGCTATCACCAACACCGAGGCCGTGATCGGGAAGTCCTGGGCCGAGGTCTAGCGCCGGATCAAGCAGGCCCGCTTGAACTTGTCTGCCAGCTTGTCAAACCGTTCGAGTTGCTCGTCGGAACGCTTTTCGGAGATGTGCCTCTCCGGTCGATCAACCTGAGTCTCTTGGAATATGCGCTCCGGTTGAAGGTTGGGGATGAGATTTATCCGGTAACCTTCGTCGATCTGCGTCCAAGCGGTGCCCAGTTCGAGTGCGCTCTTAAAGCACTCCCTCGCCTCAAGGTGCCGCTGGAGGGCCGCGAGGGCTGTCTCAGCCGCGTCACCGTGTTCGGTGCGCGTGCCCCGCAAGCTGGTGCGTCCGCCTCGCGGGCTTGTGGGGCGTGTGCGCTTCTTCATGCGCCCTAACGTACCACGCGCGCGGGTGCGCCATGTTGGTTGACGGCCAACCTTGCTCATGGGAGCCTAGCGGGCATGGCTACATCCTTTGGCTCAGCGGCAAGCAAGGCGTATCGCGCGCTGCGCGTGGCGAACAGCGGCAGCGTCAACGTCGTGTGCCAGGCGGCGATCAGCCGCCTGAAGTGCGGCAGTGGGCGCGTGACCGTCGAGCGCGCCTGCACGACCCCGGGCGTGGCGAGCGGCCTCGCGGCGCTCGCGCAGCAGAAGCTCGACATGAACGCGGCCTCCTGCAAGAGCCCCGCGAAGGCGCGCAAGCCGCGCAAGCCGGCCAAGGCCAAGGCAGCGTCGCGCGCCGGGTGCATCCTGGCGGGCCTCAAGGCCAACGGGCGCCTCAGGAAGGGCTTCCGCTGGCGCAAGGGCCGCAAGAAGTGCCCGATGCACGTGAAGAAGCATTAAGCCATGAAGGCGCTCGCCACCTTCGAGCAGGCTCCGCTGTTCGATCCGTATAACCCGAACCAGCAGATCCGGGAAGCCTACGTCGGCATCCCCGGCGGC